GTGACTATAAAGTCTCAAGAAATTCACTTATGTATAATCAAGATGCTGTACCAGAATTCTCTGTTAATAATGAAAGGTGTACTATGGTATCTCATAGAGAATTCATTACAGATATTAAATCATCTATAACTTTCGTAAATCGTGAATTTAGAATTAATCCTAATGATGCAGGAACATTTCCATGGTTAGCTGGATTAGCTCAAAATTATGAACAATATGTAGTTCAAGGAATGATTTTTGAGTATAAAACTACATCAGCTACTGCAATTGGTTCTACTAATACTACATTAGGTACAGTTGTAATGGCTACACAGTACAATTCATTATCCGCTCCATTTAATAATAAACAGCAAATGGAAAATTATGAATTCTGTCAATCTACAGTTCCATCTCAATCTATTATTCATCCAATTGAATGTGATCCTACACAAACTCAATGTGGTGGCATCTTCAATATGTATAATCCAAGTGATTCTGCAGGAGATACTAGACTTTATGATATAGGTAGATTCAATATTGCAACTGTAGGTATGCAAGCTGATGATGCTATAATTGGAGAATTATGGGTATCATATAAGATATGTCTACTTAAACCTCGATTACAAGGTATAGATGAAGTTGCAGATGGTTTTATTATGCCATATACAACAATTGATGCTACAAATCCTGTAGGAACATCATTATCAACTCCTTATCCTAATAATTCAGGATTTATTACGCAATCTACAATGGCTGCTCTGAATGCTTTTATTATAGATCCTTCATTTTCTGGTTATTTACTTGTTATTTACACTATAGGTATAGCTGCATCTGCTACAGGTATAACATTACCTCAAATTGGTATAGGTCAAGGTAATGCTACATTAGTAACTGATGACTTTTTGAGAACTCCTTTTGATTATACTACAAATATATATTTGAACGGTCAAACCCCTACTGCAAGATCTGTCTTAGCTTTTGTTAAAGTACCTGGAGGTTTTGATGATAGTGGTAATCCATCTGCAATTACAATATTTGGTGCAACCTTTACTGGATCACATACACAAAGTTCTGGTTCTATTCAATTTATTTCGCTTCCACAGTCGTTCCAACCGACGCCTTATCCATAAACTTATTCTTAAACTATCTAATAGCTAACTTAAGAATATACTGAAATCTGAAACTAAAACCCCCCAGTACAATGATGCCAGCTTGTCGGCATCAGGGGAATGGGGGGAACGCTCTCCGCGCAGGAGAGCAGGGGGTCAGGGGATGCTTAATCCCCGATGGGTGAATGGCCTTTAGGCCAGAGGGCTAGTCCCTGGGTGAATAGCCTTTAGGCTAGAGGGCTTTAGCCCTTGGGTGAATGAGACCTCAAGGGTCTCAGAGGGCTTTAGCCCTGGGGTAGCGAAGCGCGGGGTATCCCCGGGGTGAATGGACCTCAAGGGTCCAGAGGGCTTTAGCCCTAAGGGGGTAAGCGAAGCGCGGGGTCTCCCCGGCCCGAAGGGCTATTATATACTTATTAAATATTGGTTACTTTTGTTCCTTTCTACTACTATTTTTCCCCTATAAGAAACAATCTACAATGGCGGCCTTCAGTATTACCCGTCACCTTTGTGTCAAAGTGACGGAGGCCGCCCCTGAAGTAGTCTCTGCACTGGGCACTGCACTGAAATGGTAGTTACAAGCTCTGGAACCCATATATGCACTTTTTTTGACACAAATGAAAAGTGACACAAATGTTTTTTTATGACACAAAATAAAAAGATATAGAAATTTTTTTTTGTTTCCATAATATAGTAATGCCTAAAAAACAAGTTATAGAAGATTCTAGTTCTGATTCTGAAACTAGTTATGATGATACTACTTCTGAATCATCTGAAGTTATTGTTAAACCTGTTAAAGTAGTTAAATCTACTAAACCTGTTAAGAAAGTTACTGTAGCTAAGCCTACAGATACTCGTAAACCCGAACCTAAAGAAACTAAGAAAGTTTCTAAAACACTTAATTCTAGTAGATCTCGAGATTGGTGTTTTACTATTAATAATTATAGCAAGAAGGATATTGCTATATTTAAAGATTTAGAAGCATCTAAATCAGCTCCGCTATACTATATATTAGGTTATGAAGTTGGTGAAAAAGGTACTCCTCATATACAAGGATATATATACTTTAAGAATGCTCGTACAGGAGCTTCTATGAAAAAGTTACATAAGTCAGCACACTGGGAAGTTGCTAGAGGTACTTTTGAACAAAATTACGATTATTGTTCTAAAGATGAAGACTTCTATGAATTCGGCGAGAAAATTCAGAAGCAAGGTAAAAGATCCGATCTCGAGAAGATCGCAGAGGATATTAAAGGAAAGAAGAAATTAAAGGATATAGCTGAACAATATCCTGCTTCTTATATTAGATATTCAAAAGGTATCCGAGAGTTTAAAACATTACAACTCGAACATCGTACAGTAAAGCCTAAAGTTACCTGGATATATGGTCGAACTGGTGTTGGAAAAACTAATTATGCATATAATTTATCAGATTGCGTGTACATTAAAGATGGTACACAATGGTGGGATGGATATGAACAACAAGATGTTGTAGTTATAGATGATTTCGATGGCAATTGGCCTTTTAGAAATCTGTTACAATTGTTAGATATGTACCCATATAGGGGACAGTATAAGGGAGGTTATGTAAATATAAATTCTCCTAATATAGTAATCACTTGCGATAAATCTCCTTATGAAAAATATAGAGGCAAACAAGGGAATAACGAATTATCTCAACTACTCCGAAGGATCGATGAAGTTATTCTTATGGAGAGAAAAGAAGACGGTTCATGTATCAATACAGTTACAACCAAATTGGGAATCGCCCAATGCGACCTCAAGGCAATTGAAGAAAAGTATAGACGAACAGCTGTTAAAAGCTATTACGATTGCGAAGAGGAACACTTTGACATTTATGACTGATTAAATTATAAATATTATAAATATATTTTATGAATATAGATATAGTAAAAATGGCAAGACGACAATACACAGACGCTGAAAAAGCAGCTTATTATAAACGTAAAGCAGCAATGACATATGGACCTAGAAGAGCATATCCACGTGCTGCCTCAAGAGTTCCTGCAAATCATAGGAAATCTAATACAAGATACAGATATCCTGGAGCTGGAAGAAAAATTGGTGGATCTATAGGACATATGGCAGGAAATGTTGTAGCACCCGGTGTAGGAGGTTACTTAGGAAACGCTATAGGACAAGTAGTTGGAGGAGGTGCTCAAGCATTATTAAAAAGAATTACAGGATTCGGTGACTATAAAGTCTCAAGAAATTCACTTATGTATAATCAAGATGCTGTACCAGAATTCTCTGTTAATAATGAAAGGTGTACTATGGTATCTCATAGAGAATTCATTACAGATATTAAATCATCTATAACTTTCGTAAATCGTGAATTTAGAATTAATCCTAATGATGCAGGAACATTTCCATGGTTAGCTGGATTAGCTCAAAATTATGAACAATATGTAGTTCAAGGAATGATTTTTGAGTATAAAACTACATCAGCTACTGCAATTGGTTCTACTAATACTACATTAGGTACAGTTGTAATGGCTACACAGTACAATTCATTATCCGCTCCATTTAATAATAAACAGCAAATGGAAAATTATGAATTCTGTCAATCTACAGTTCCATCTCAATCTATTATTCATCCAATTGAATGTGATCCTACACAAACTCAATGTGGTGGCATCTTCAATATGTATAATCCAAGTGATTCTGCAGGAGATACTAGACTTTATGATATAGGTAGATTCAATATTGCAACTGTAGGTATGCAAGCTGATGATGCTATAATTGGAGAATTATGGGTATCATATAAGATATGTCTACTTAAACCTCGATTACAAGGTATAGATGAAGTTGCAGATGGTTTTATTATGCCATATACAACAATTGATGCTACAAATCCTGTAGGAACATCATTATCAACTCCTTATCCTAATAATTCAGGATTTATTACGCAATCTACAATGGCTGCTCTGAATGCTTTTATTATAGATCCTTCATTTTCTGGTTATTTACTTGTTATTTACACTATAGGTATAGCTGCATCTGCTACAGGTATAACATTACCTCAAATTGGTATAGGTCAAGGTAATGCTACATTAGTAACTGATGACTTTTTGAGAACTCCTTTTGATTATACTACAAATATATATTTGAACGGTCAAACCCCTACTGCAAGATCTGTCTTAGCTTTTGTTAAAGTACCTGGAGGTTTTGATGATA